CCCACCGGTATGCATGACCCTACCCAAACTATACAAGGTCATGCATTCGGGACTTCCTTACGGAAATCTCGGGGCTACCGCTATTAAAACTTGTGACTCCCTTAGTAGGACCCATCCAATGGATGAGACACACTCGTCGGCAACCGCCGAACGAATGTGCAACCTACTTAAGGTTTGCAAGATTTATTCGGCGGTTAGCCCGGTCGCCTCTCGGCGCCTGAGTCGGCCACAGACTCATATTTATTTATCCCAGATCTACGTCACTGCAGGATTTGGAGGGACTGTCTCCGTGTGAATCGGAGGCATTCCAGTGAAAAAGTACACTTGGAAATCCTCTCCAGCTGCCGCGTAGAGATTTAGCAAGGTTGTAGGATTATCACTGCCAGCTGTTGAAGTCATCAGCATCCGGTAAACCGGTACGAGTGAAGTTAAGTCAGGCTTTCGCGCCGTCCAGTCCAATACCTTACTAGGTATGAAACGATCAGTCGAATAGAACGGAATTTCAAATTCCGCTGACGGATTGATTCTACCCAGGGTATACGTACCACCATTCTGGAAAGATGGTGGACGCTTGAATGCGGGGAAACTGTCTTTCAAAGTACGATAGACAGTAGTTTCGGCTGCCTCCGAAATGGTGGCATATGTCTCGGTAGTTACTTGATTTTGATCCCACATGTCGGCGGTGTAGGAAGAGACATCTCTCTCTACGTGGACAGTGTAGCCATTGCCAGGATCAGCGGCAAATGGAAGTAACTTATATCTTATAGATCCCCTAAAACCAGAGAACATCATCACAACCCAATGCATGAGCAATGTATTGCAATAATTGTAAGAAGCTGCTGCAGCAGTGGTATGTACAGCATTGGGTACATTTCCCCTATAATAGGGGAAAAATGCGCGCTTAACATGTATGCGCGGTGTAGATGATTGCAAGAATGAAAAAGACTCGTGCAGAGCGTAACGCTTCAACAATGGTCGAAAGGATCTAATCCTTTCACCAAAATACACGTGTCCTATGTCATCCATGGAAACCAACATATCCTTACCCATCTCCTCGCCATCTTGTCCCTCTGGTGCATCCATACCCGTTGGATTGATGGCATCTGTCTCGATACCGGATTGTGGCTTGAAAACGTAAGCTCCAATCCGATCCGATGGTACGGCTACCTCAAAGTCATCGCCGACAGAAACGAAGACATTGATTTTGACACTATTATCAATAGTGGAGTTTGGTGTAGTCAAATCGTTAACGACATAGACTCCAATTACTCCATTATAGGCCTCCTTGACACTAGTTGAATAACGCGACGTGGAATACAATTCCGTCACCGAAGTGAACGCGGGATCAACAGTATCAATAAAGGTCCTATCCTGTGTCATGGGGACAGTGATCGTGAAATCAGAACATTCAGCTATATCAATAACTTTGACATAGTTGACATTATATTCTGGATTCAGCCCTAGGATGTCCGGGTCGTAGACGACCTTGATACGTCCTTTATGATAGGCTGAACAAACGATTTGAAATCGATATTTCATAGACCCTGTCCAGTGTGTGAATGGAGTGGATGCAGCACAACACGCTGGCAAGTATTTGGTGCCAGCTACTGACTCATGGTATATGGAAGGTGTGACCCTTGCATTCCAGAGTAGTGTGTCAGCCCCAGATGCCTCGGGCCACGAAAAGTTCGTGACCCATGACTCATGGGATGCAATCCATTTAATGTCCATAGGGTCTTCACGACCTATTCCTGAGACGCCAGGATCTATGGTAAGTTCCTGTTGATCATCAACAGTCAACTTAATTGCTCCATCCGCAACTGTAGTGGTAGCCAAGTTTGACATTGGTCGCGGTCTGAACGCTTCAGGGTCTCTCGTTGCAGTAGGACGAGAGTAGCCCAAAAGCTTAGCACCACCTGCTATAGCAGACGCCACCTTTGCCGTTGCCTTCGCGTAAGGACCTATCACAGGTACACTCCCCAGTGCTTTTCCCGCAGCAGCAATGCTAGTTGCGGGTCCTGAGATAGCTCCTTTCTCATTTGCCTCGTCAATCTCGGTTTCCATACCGGATTGTGCTGTTAAATTATCAGCATCTTGTGATGTGAGTCCCGAAAACTCAACATCCTCAAGCCAGGCAAAAACAGCTATGTTGCAGACATCATCCGCTCCATTAGCATGTTTTAATCCCGTGAGATCACGAAGGACAATTTCACCCAGGTCATCGAGTTGCGCCCCTGTTACATCGACGTAATCTCTGTGCCAAAAGAAAGGCAAAATCATCTCACCACCACTGTTGGTAGTGGGATTGAGAAAAATCTTTGGGCACTGTGATAGCTGAACGTTTGGTCCCGTCACAAGGGAACTAACGCTACTAGCTTGATCTACATTAGCATATGGCAAATAACACGCCATAGCTCGACCATAGTGAAATCCATTGCCATTAACTACGAATTTTAAGTGCATCTTACCACGCATCAAGTAAAAATTGTTAAGACGATTAACAACTCTCTTGTTGCTCAAAAATGCTGTCCAGGGTTCAAAATTCCCAGTCAGCGTTGTGGAAGTAGACCAATCGTAATCAAATAGTTTAATTGGACGAGAGAAAAAGTCCTTGAACTCAGCATCCTTCAAGCTGCGAGACGTTCGCAACGAGTCGGTTGTTGTTTCCAAGACCACTGAATAACTTTCGTTCTCATCCGTGAAACCTATATTTTGAACCCCCATGGTTTCACTAGGCATCGCTGATTCCATACCAGATTGTGCTTCAAAAATAGCTTCAGATGTTGAAGCTGAGAGCACAGGTGCGTTCTTACGATGCTTGGATAAAAGTTCTTGTTTCAACTTAATCCTTTTATGAATATGTGATTCGGTTTCATCAAAATCGGAGGTCTCTAGCCCTCCGCGCCTCTTATGAGACCACGTGTCACTATTATTTACATTCCCATCTGTCGTGACAGTAACAGTTGGGGATAAAAGTTTTAGCAATGATTTACAATTACCAATTCGTTTATCTACAAAACAAGGATTGGATTAGATCCATTGTTCAGGTGTATTTACAGTTGAGCACGGTGAACTCATCTCTCGATTCCCCTGTAGGGACCGTTCCGTATGTGAAGCCTACACTCCTTCTAATAATACACAAAATTGAACAAAAATGCGGTATCCATACACATACGTTAATTTTGCTAACCCTCAGATTTAAAACTGGGCCGGATTTATAGTCCCCGAAGTGACTGTAAGTATCTCACATAGAACGTGATGGTTTTTGACCATATTGTTCCATCCACTCAGCGACACGTTCGCTGTAAGATGTGTGCAACCCCGTGCACATATGTGAGATGTTAGCTCTGTTAGCTACTTGTTGCATGAGCCTACGTTGTGTCTCATACTTATCCTCTCCGTGATTGAACCATTCCCTGAGCGCTGTGTCGATGTTCAGCGCTGCCGCATGTTCCTGAGTCAAAGGACAATTCTTCTCACGCATAAAGCAATGTAAAGATTTGTAGATTGACTTATCGACTAGTGCGCCAACGTGCATACCTAATTTAGGATGATACACACTAGTGCGCTTAAGGAACTCAAATTGTTCAGCGGGTAAATAGTCAAGTAATTCTGACTCTTTATCTGGCATGGTATAGACTTGACCATACTCTGCAAGAAATCTTGAGAAACCCTTAATTGTGAATTTCTCATAACCTTCTTTTACTGAACCTATGTTATCGTCACCATATGTCATGGCGGCGACACAATCACGGAACTTATCTCTTTTGTCAAAATCAACAAAAGGATACATGGTGTAAAAGAAACACCGCATGTTGAGAGAACCACAAATACCATTGATAATCACGGTGAGTGAATTACCACTGATATGTGTTCCCTCAGTTAGACCAATGAGATCACCATTGAATGCTATGTAAGCGAAGACTATATCCCCAGTCATTGCCTCCATGATTCTAATGTCTTCCTCACTATAATCACACTCTTTCGCAAAGTCGATCAAAATTCGAAGTGCGGCAAAAATGAGTTGCGATGATAGTTTTTGGTCATATTTACCATAATCCCCTCCAATCAAACGTTTTAGACCATGTTTGGTAACGAACTTATAAAATTCTTCCCATTCTGGTCCGTGTGAATTGATTCCTACAGCGCACTCAGCAACTAAAGGATTCATTTGCAACACCCTCAAGATAGGTAGGAAGTACTTTCGGATTAACCATGTCAAAGAAAGCGCATTACCATAAAAGATTCTGCACTTCTCCTTAGACAAGATTTCGTCCTTCTTACAGGCTTTGGCAATAGGGTAAGCCCTCTCACCACGTCTGTAACAGTCTTCCAAACGTTTGATTTCGTCCATCAACTCTTCACTTAACTCTCGGTTATTTGGAAACTCCTCAGTGGGTTCCAATTCCATGACATGATCCCTCTTAGGACCTGTCAATGGAAAACCGACAGATGTGTTAAGTTTTATTGCATCCATAAATTTTGCTCCAGGAACACCACAGAGATTTTCCTTATCCGTAAGTGGTCGCGTCTTGGACCACATCGGCTTCTGGAAAACATCTATCAAAGGCTCTTTATAGTCTTTGACGGCTGCTTGAAGCAAATCATGTGGGAATGGAGTGGCTGGAACAGCCAAGTTAGAGAGACAAGTCTGCCAACCATACCATTCGGGATGCATTTTAGGACCCCTGTATATATTAGGCACTCCACAAACATCTGTAACGTGTTCACTAATCGGTGTGACACGCACAGCTGATTTGGAGACAGATCTACCAATACAGGATCCCAGATACTCGATCTGGGAATTGGGGGGCAGGTAGTTGAGTGGACTCTTTTTATGAAGTCCATCCTCTTTCAACAGTTGGACACCAAGAACCTTGGTCTCGAACTTACCAGCTTCTCCAGATAGAACCACACCTTCTATCTTTCGAAGTTCTTGAAATGCTTTCCATAATTGTTGCTGTGTCAAGCTCCCATAGCACCCAACAGGAGTACCTGAAGTACCTCCTAGATGAATGCCAACAATTACAGATCCGTTGGTCTCGGATACTAAAGTAGCACCACAAAGACCATCGAATGTGTTAATGGAAAGATTCTTATATTGCCCACCATTAAATTTGCTCACTGTTTCAACAATACATGGTTGTGTCATACCGCGAGCATGGATCAACTCACCATTCTTTTTCCTCCAGTGCATTTTGAAGGGAACTGATGGCATGTCATCAACCGGAAAGAAGTTCACCAAATTTTTGTATGAACCCCCTGTGGCTGTATAACATACACGAAGATCCGTATCAGGAATGAGGTAAGATGCACTCGTATGTAAACGAGCGGCAAATTTACCGCCTGACGCTTCAGGATTCTTTTTCCTGAAAGTGCAATCTAATGAATCTCCAAACTCAGTGAAATAATGATTCGGAATCAAAATCACATTGGAAGATAACATTAGACCGTTGACCATACCATTACCCTCTGGTCTGGAAACAGTTCCATAAACTAGAGCTTTTTCCACAACATTGGATAATTGATCAGGGGACATGCGTTTGGAATATTCTGTGATGGGCAAATCACGTTTTACAACCTGAGTCCAAACATTCCCTTCATTGTCTCGCTCCTGCACATCTTGCTCGTTCTCCGGCTCTAGTGACCCTTGTGGATCACCAACCGAAGCAACATAAGCCTTATATGCCCTGGCGAGACCATATAGAGCAGCTACGCCAATAAATGCACCACAAATGTATTTAGCATAATTGTCTCTATATTTACGTACAATAGGTGCGACTTCCATATTAGCTTCAGACAAAGCTATAAACCCATCCTTTTCAACCTTCTCATAAAGGTTTCTACAACCCGAGAGGTACATAAAGGTAGAAATGATTGAAAATATCACTATAAAGGGTATATTCATGGTTATCAACGATGTCAAAATCGATGTTATCCATGTAAGTCGCAATCGCAATAGTTCAGTTTCATAACTCTCCAAAATTTGGTCTTTATATAACCATTTATATATTGAGTACGAATACTTCGTATGAAAAGCTTGTGAAGGCAAAATCTTGATCCATTCCCAGGAATCTAGAAACGAGCTGACTCTCCCATAGAGCAACTTCGCGAAATCCTTATCAGCTTTGTCATAAAAGCGATTTATCATGCTATCATGTATCATAGCTTTATAACCTATTCTACGTATTGCCTTAACCGTTTCCGCTCCAAACTGAGGAGACAACGTCTTCTCCCAAGTTTCGCGGATCTTAGCTGCACTCTCATAACCGGATTGTGTCTCAAATCGACAATCAGGATCCTTCTCAGGTAGGGGCCCAATAAAGTGCTCCTGATGATCAGGACAATGCTTCTCGAGTTGATGACAACCAGGATGAGAGCAAATTGTGAACTTCCTGCGTTCCTTCATACGCTTAAGTACATTCTCTTGGTTAAGGCGATGATCGTTGAAAGCCTCAATGGCCCATTGGATGCATGTTTCCATATTAATGTCTTTCATGATCCGACCACGCCATTCAATGGGAGCATATTGAGCGACCATACTCAAATCTTCAGGCTCAACAGCCTCCTCAATTGATAAGGTCCATATGTCATCGAAGGGGGGTGGTTCGTATTCTCCATCATCATTGGTGTGAAATTTACGAACTTTAGTGGAATCTATACCGCCTTTCTTATTCTTAGGGTCCTTCAAAAATTCATCCTTAGCAGTTACGGTAATAACAACCATTCTACGTTGGATGGAATAAGGACAATTAGAATACATACCGGCATCAAGATCCTTCTTGTTTGTGGTTGCCATAGCAATCCATGGTTCCACAAAACATTTCCCCTTGGCTTCTATCTCGGCTTTAGGTGCATAATACATCTGATTGTTTATAACATCTAAAATTGCTCGAGTAGGAGGTCTTTCAACAAATTTGGATTTATCATTGGCTATATCATCAAAAATCATTACAAGCATATCAGTGACCCAGTTCGAAATGTACTTGTCACCAGCATTGTATGCACAACGGAATTCCTTGCCAGTAGGCATTCCTTGGCTAGCCAATAAAGCGTCTAGTAATTGATTACCTAAGCTAGTCTTACCTTGACTGCTCTTTCCAAATAATTCGATCCCAAAAGGCGCATGCCTCATACCTGATGACACTTTCATAGTGACATAGTTATTTTGCATCGCCAATATCTTCTGAAACTTGTCCATAACTAATTTCCTGTCCAACCCAGTCAGCGACTGAGCGACATTCTTTAGATTAGTAGACAAGGCGTTCATCCGTTTCTCAAACTCTTGATCCGTCATATCCGTGAACTTTTGCAAGTTTCCGTTTTTGACTAAATCAAACCAAGCTGAGACCTGGGCGAATTCTTGGTCTAGTTCCATCGCTGACGTATCATTGACCAATAAAGGTTTGATACTGCCAGTTTTGAAACATAGATAGGCTCCTTCAGTGAAAAACAAAACAGTCTCGAATATAGCATCGGCCAAATCGAAGGCGTTAGTGTGTTTCTCATTAATAGTGGGTGCGAATACTTTGAACTGTCCAATATGGAAAGTTAACTTAGATATGTCGCACATGCCTAACATTACTAGACAACCAAGTAACTTGGATACTTGGTTAAAAGCCCGATTGTTTTTGCACAATCTCCAATTCTGGCGAAGATCACGCAAACACAAGATCCAATCGGGTGTTGCATCAGATTGCGGTGATTTTAAAATTTCCGCGAGATAATTCTTCAATTTACCTAACATCGATCCAGAAATTCTGCCTTGAGCCCACAGCATAATAGCTGATATAGCACCCATGGCAGTAGTCTGCTGAGTTAGTGTAACTAGAAGCATTATTATACCTTCAACTTCACGAAGAATCTTGTCAGGTATATTGACATTACCAAATTTTGCAAGAGCATCTATGGCAAATGTCGCGGCGGGAAGAGCCTCCATCCCAATTGAGGTTTATATGACCGCGTATGGGTCACAAAGTACTCAACTCGTGATTTGATGCAACTGGGTCTTCTCCGTCTGCGCCGACGTTTCTTGCGACAAAACCGATTATTCATCCGTTCTGCGTAATCACGTCGGCGTTGTGCCTTGTCAAAAGCGTAGAAGATTAAATCCTCTTCACTCATGACCGTAGACTTGGATGTGACAGAAGTGTCATCATCATCTGGAGGGTACATATCCCTCCTTAAGTGCTGGGCACATGTGCGGCTGGTTAGGCCGGAGTCCATGGCGACCGAATGGTCTGCGGAATCCTTACAGCAGTTTCCCTCTGCGGTAGTGAATACCATGGTGTGTCAAATATTTAAGAACTTGCGGCGACTATAGGCAAATTCCGATCCTGTTAATATTGTGGTGATAACAGGTAAATTACCTTTTCCATTAAGTACTGTCAAACATTACTTTTCAATCTACTTGAATATTGAGTTGACTGAGGTGGCGTCCAGGGGTACCATCCCTGTTAAGTTGTTCCGTAAGGAGTCGAGTCCACTAAAGAGTGGGGAGCACTTGCTACTCATGTCCACAACTACCCATGCATGCGTCTTACACTAGCTTATAGCTATAGCGCTCTATGCATGTAATAGAAGTACATTTTTGGGTTACTCTGTTACTCGGAGTCGTCACGTTAATCTAACAACTAGATAACTCGAGGCGTTCCATTTTCCTCTCTCTTATTACCTCTTAAGTCCAAAAACTCATTCAAGACGTTTACTCTTCATGAAATCTTGTACTTATGAATGGCTTAAAATGAGCCAGGTTGGTGCAAAGCACCTACCAAGTCTATTTGATACTAAAGCGCGGGACTGGTGTCGCGCTATTATTCGGAAGGGGGCAACCTTCCGAACATTCCCTAGAAAAACTAGGACATGGACTAAGGCACTACAATGTGCCTAAACCATCGTTTTGGTTTCCATTAATATACAAATAGGGGGTGATCGCTAGTTTAGCACGATCGATACTTAGAATAAAACACTCGGTTGTGTTAAGCAACTAATAGACGTAGAAGGTCAACATGGGCGAATTGCCCATGCTGACGTCTATGGTCTACTAGGGCAAAGAATGCCAATTACTTAACAAACACTGTGTGTGGGGGATTCCCA